AAGGCATCAATCTCTTGGTTCAGTGGCTGCATCACAACAGAGGTTGGTCCGGCGGCAGCACCGATAGATGGGCCGTTAAAGGTTGCTGATAGCTCGAAAGAATCTGGTGCTGCATTTCTTACAAAATATTTAGTATTGACTGCAAAGGTTGATGCTGTCCAAGCAGAACCAACTTGGCTGGTAAAGTAAACCTGATCGTTGTTGTTAAGACCGTGGGCGGTGAAGTTAAATTTTACTGGAGTCCCCAGCGTGATTGTCATTGATCTTGAATTTAATGACGCAAGACGACCAAGCTGGTAAACTGCTTTCTGATTGTTGCCTGTGGCAAATGGAATGTTAGGGGGAGAAACTTGAGAGAAGTCTGTTCTTGCAAGGTTGTTAGCAAGCAACACACCAGACCCACCAAAAAGAATTGTACCACTAGCAAAAATGTAAACTTTCCACCCTGTGGTTCCATTGTCGATCACTTTGATAGATCGGATTGTGTGAACAATTGCTGGTGAAGATGGCATTGAGATGTTGACTCGTCCAACATAAGAATGAACACCAGTGACCTGATTGATTTCATAGCAAACAACAGGAATGGCACCACCCGCGATGGCACCAATCATGAACACGCGCCCATTGTCGGTAGCAAACATCGTGGTGAGCGGCGTGAAGGCACCGGCTGTGTCAGAAAACGCATCAAGGAATCGGGTAGGTGATGGACCAAGCACTGGCTTAGAGTCAATTGTTCTCTGGGTTACTCGACCTTGAATTGTAGTTCTCGTTTGGTCATACGTTCCACCAACACTTTCCAATAATTTTACATCTAGCAATTTCATTCGTTATCTCCTAAATGGTATTTATAACCCAATCTATGTTTTCTCTTTTATATCTATTTCCAACTAAAACATAAGTAATTACTTTACTAGCAGTTACGCCCAAAAAAGTATCGCTTGTATAATCTATCTGAGTTATTCTTTGGTTTTTATTTCCAAAATCTTCATAAAAAAATTTTTGTTTTCTGTCGTGCGATGCAAGTATTTGATTTTTAACATTGTTAATAAATGCATATTTTGCGCCCGTTTTCTGTCCGTTTTCAGTTCCTACTAAAAGTACATTGTCGGGCTGACTTCCTGTCATTGCTTCTAATTTTACATCAACAGTTACGTTTTCTACATTAAGAGTAGCATTTACAGGGATTGGATTTTGAGAATTGTAATATCTTCCGTACTCATCAACTAAAATATTACGCTTAGCCATAATAGGCTCTTCAGCGTATACGGCTCTTTCATGCTGTTCTTGCATAATACCGGGACGGTCTTGTTCTGGCTGGTATATAGAGGAATTAAGAGCTGTAGTGTAGGCTAGGATATTAGCCCTTTGCTCTATTTTGCCTTTCTCGCCCACTAAGAATTGTGTTGAGGAAAGGACTCTTTTGATTTCTAGTTGTAAGGTAGGTAGTGTATTGGCAGTAAGGACTACTTGGGCTTTAACTACAAAGCCTTTAGTATCAGGAACTGTGACTAAGCCGCCAGCGGTTCCATTAGATGTGAATAATACCGGACTAACTAAGCCCAGCTTTCTTTCGATAGCCATAATACCCTAACCGTTTCCTTAAGAAGTCAACCCTATGACTCCATACTATAAAGATTACTCTTTTAAACCAAAAAAAAGGAGCATCAGCCCCTTTTTATAGATTTACAATTATGTCAATTTTTTTAAATAAACCCTTTCCATTTAGCAATAGCGGCTGCTAGAGTCAAGGTAGTAGTTAAAAAAGCAGCTACTTTTACGTATCTTTTAAATAAAAGTTCTCTTAATTTTCTAGGTTCTTCAAGAGAATCAATACGTTCAGTTTGAGAATAATAAAGTTTTTCAAGAACGTCAGTTCTTCTCATGTGTTCTTGTAAAGAAGATGTATTTAAGGTAAGTACTTGTTTTATATCAGAAATATCAGCTCTGATATCTTTCTGCTCTTCCCTAACTTCTTTTACAAGGTCGTATATGATTTCTTTATCGTTCATATATAATCTCTAAAAAAGCCCATCCATGGGCAAACCGTTAATTATGGAAGATTTACAGCATCGCCTTCATCTTGAACTCCAGACTCATCGTAAGCAACAGTACCCATATATGAAATACGAATTCTTGAAGTTGCCTTAGCTGAATATCCAGTTCCATAAGATGTAGGAACACAGTTTTGAGCTACTAGGATTGGAGCTGCATTAGCTGAGCCTTGTCTGTCCGTGACAGCAATTGTAACTGTTTCAAGCTGAAGAAGGTCTTGTAGTTTAGGCATTTTAGGAAGGATATGTCCACCGTTACCAATCAAACGAAATCCTGAGCAGTTTAAAGAAACGGCTTCATAACTTGTTGGAGTGATCTCAGCGGCGCTATAACGACCCAAAAGGTGAATAGCTTCTGTACCTACGTTTACTGAATAGTCGCATGAATCGAAGATTCCTACTAGAACGTTGTCTACGTAGACTTTCGCTCGTGCTCCTACCATTGTTTTTGCTTTAGCCATATAATGTCTCCTATAAAATCTTAGTTATTAACCAGCGTTATTTTGTACTTGTGAAATCTCGATACTAATAGGAATAAAGTAAATCGCAGTTGCAAGTTTTATCTCTACCGCTACAGACATAATAGGTCCTGAAATTTCAACTTTTGCATTCTTGAATCCAAGAGGAGCATCATCACTAGCAGCAATCAGCTTCTGCTTCTTATACAAGTCCATCTTAGACGCTAGGAAACTCAACCCTGTTGAAGCATCAACGTCAGCCAATGACTTACCTACGAAAGCAGTCTGGAAACTATTAGAAAGGTCCAGCGCTACTAAATCGGCAGCATACATAGCTTGGATAGAGTTATATACAAAGTTAGTATCTACGCCGTAAGTAGTTTGGTCAGATACCCATTTATTACCTACTACGCCTTTTTCAAGGAATAGCAATCCAGAATCAAGAGCCGTCTCAATATCGCCCGGTGAACCAGAATCAAACCCAGAAGGGTCTTTGAAGCTGATAACGTTAGCGAATTTATTAACGATAGCTTTGTAGAATCCAGCAGCTTGCATACCAGCAGCAATTGCAGCAGTATGCCAAGGCAAGAATTCCTTAATATCGCCTTGAGCGTTAACTTGACTTGTTTTTTGGAAGCAAAGAGAAATACGAGCGTTAGCTAAAGAAGATGCTTCAGCTTGAGCTGAGGCAAAAGTACCATCCCAGAAACTAAGGAATGCTGTTCTGTGTTTTTTAATTTTAGCAGTAGACATCTTGAGTACGTGAGACTTAACAGCAGCGTTAACAGCAGCTACAGTATATGTAGAATTTGAATCAGTAAGACCGTCCGTAATATCACTAGCAGCGTTTCTAGAAAATAGAGGTACTACAAAGTTAACATCGATAGTTTCGCACTCATCGATTGCATTGATAACGTCAGCAGCCAATGTAGGACCAAGAGCGCCACCAGACAAATAAGCAACATTGCTCATTTCATCAGGAAGACCCTTAGTTGCAGTTGCAGAAAAATCTACAACAGCCGATTGACCAACTTTTTGTTTGAAATTATTCAAAGCTTTCTTGATTCTTCCCGGTTTAGCTGAAGCTGCTGTAGAGCAAATTCCAACTGCCGATACTTGGTCAAGAGCTGAAGAAGGAAGTTGACCAGAGCCAGAAACTACAGAACAAGAATAACCAGTCTGAGAGTTAATGAAATCTGCCAAATCTTTAAGAGTAGCATATTGAGCTAAAACAACGCTAAGGTTAGAGCCAGCTCCGCCAACAACAGTAGTTGTTAGAGATGTAGCGTTGATAGTTGCTGTAGCGGTTGTACCGGCGTATCCAATCAATAGAGCTACTTCGGCTTCAATTGAAAAAGATTCGTTAGTATTATTATCAGTACGTTTAACATCTAATTGAATTTTAGGTTCTTGAGAAGATACAGAAAGACCATCATCTAATCCAAGAGCAGCTAAATCACCCGGAGATGAATCAATAAGCTCAAAAGACTTACCTTGACCTTTTTGGTTAGCAGAAGCATCCACATCAGCTTGAATTTTAATCGAATTAGAAGCGGCTCCAGCAACACAAGAAATTCCAACAGGAAGAGCTGCGTCAATAAGGGCAATTACTTCAGCAACAGTATCGTAATCAGCAGCTAATCCAGTAAAAACGTTAATCAGAGTTTCAGCCCCGCCGTTAGCACGAACTTTGAATTCAACGCCAGAAAGAGCAGCGCCTAAAGAAGGGATAGTAATCCCAGAAACTGAAGGACCTACTTCATCTTCAAGTTGAGTAACTTGGAAATAATATTTATTACCATCAAGACCAAGATTTTTATCGCTAAGTGAACCGTAAGCCGAAGCTAATACAGCAGAAGCTTTTGAACTATCGTTTGTTTTAGCAATGTAGATTCTGCTCGCAGAACCTGTAACATCAGCATCAGAACTAGGAGATGATAGTGCTCTAAAAGCGTCTACAATCGGTCCAGATACATACTTACTAAGCACTCTGTCCAATTGGTCAGGTGTATAGAAGTTATCTTTAAGTACCTCGTCAGCAAATTGTTTACCGGCAGAAGCTTCTCCGATAATAACGATATTGCCGCTTGAAGCTACTCCAACTGGGTTAGAGCGTACTTTAACGTCAAAATAAGCACCGGGTCTGTTGGTGTTTACAAAACTGGTTGTAATTCTTTGAGCCATATTGTTCTCCTACTTATTAATGTATTCCAAAATGTTTTAAGCCGTCTTCAAATTTTTCTTTTTCAGCATGTCCCGTTGCTACAAAATGCAACCACAAAATGTGCTCCATAGAAGAATCAAGGTTTAATTTTTCACGTTTCTTAGCAAAAAACTTTCTAAATTCATCTCTCTGGTCAAGTTCGGCTGCTTTAGCAGCTTTCTTAGCTTCTCCTACTTCCCTTCTCTTCTCTCTCATTTCTTCTAAGGAAACTTCAGGTTGAGAAACTTCAGGTTGAGAAACTTCAGGTTGGTCCGACTGTTGTTCTTGCTGACTATTTTGTTTTTTATTTTTTTTGCTCATATTATTTCTTCTTTTCTGATTTACCCATTGCTCCACCGACTTTAGGCAGGGCTGGTTTAGGAGCATTTACCGGAGCTGCACTTTGAGCTGGAGCTGCGACTGGAGCTTTTTCTCCAATTCCCATCATTTTTTCCATTTTGGCTGCTTTTTTAGCTTTTCTTTTTTCAATAAAACTCTTGAGCTTAGGATGCATTTCCTTATCTTGCTTTTCTTTAGATTCTTTTAGTTTAGCTTTCATATTGTCGATAATTTTAGGGTCTACGTCATCTACGGCTCCGCTATACTCTTTTTTATCTTCAGCCTTATCTACAGTCTTCATTTCTCCGCACTTATCCATTTCTTCAGCTTTTTCCATCCACCCCTTACAAAATTCAGCTTTTTTTGCATCTTTTGATCTAAGAGAAGCTAGTACTTTAGCTCTTTTTTCTTTAGGAAGCTTGGACATAACATCATCTACGCCATGTTTTTCGCCCATAATTGCAGAAACAGCTTCTTCTACCGACATTCCTTCTTCTTTACTCATTTCTCCGCACTTATCCATCTCTGCTTTATGCATATCATAAATTTCTTGGCATTTTTCCAATACCTTACGTGCAGCTTCTACGGGTGTGTAATTCTTTTCTGACATAATATATCCTTTAAACTATGATATTTTAAAGATTAACATTTTTTCTTTTTTAACATTTTTTTATCAAGAAAGCTCTTTAATTTCGATGACTTAGACTTATTCATAACTGACTCTTTAGGAGCCGGTATTTTCAATGGGTCAGCTTCAGGCTTAAAATTAGGGTCGAGAACATCTTCAACTGGAGATTTACCAGCCAAAGCCTTCTTTACATTACCTATGATAGACTTAGTAAGCAGTCTTGCTACCTCGTCCTCTTTATATTCC